CGAACGCGTCCTCTGTCACTACAAGCTTTCTGACAGCTTGAGCAAGCAAGTTGAATCTTCGTTGCATTTCAGAAACGAAACGCCTACGAATCATCGCTGTTCGGGTCGGGTCTATTGTCTTTGTCAGGATCATTTAGTTCGTCTTCGTCTATTGTGTCGTCTTGAAACTCTTCTGCTTCTAAGATAAACTGCTCAGCTTCTTCGTCAGTATACCCCATGACCGTTGTTAGGAACTGATGTGGCGGGATTAGTGTGTTCCCACTTGAAGCGACGTACTTTGCGATTGCATCCGTCTTATCCTTCATTATCACAGCTTCATCTTTCGGGTCAAGCTCAGCTAAGTCGGGCCATGTGACAAAATACTCTTTTGGCTCAGATAAAATTCCCATTGCAATTAAACGGTCGATGAACGGGTGAACTATTTCAACAGAGCAGTAATTCTCTTGCCGTTTTTTAACGCGACGATACCAAGTCGTAGTATCGGTCGACGATGCGAGTTTTGCCTCTTCACTGCCTACTAATAGTCTGTACGGAATTCCAAGGGTTATTCCGATTGCTTTTAAGAGCACATCAAAGTGCTCTTTTGGACTGGCCACTTGTACAGCGAGTGACTTCGCAGACACTCCAACAAGAGCCATGTATCGTTGTAATTTATTCGAATAATTATCGAACTCTTCTCGAATTTCAGTTTTTTCTGTAGTTGTTAGCCCAGCCGTTCGTTCAGGATTAACTTCAAATGCTAAACCAGGGTATGCACCTCGCCAAAACATTTCTGCGCTACCACCTAATAGTTTTTTAATATCTAATAGGTAATTATATACCTGCTGCATACGAGGCGTGCCAAATGTTTCGCTTGACAGTTTGCCATCAACGACGTGAATGATTCGAGTCCAATGCACGAGAATCTCCGTGCCCTCTAATTCGCCATTTAAGTTCTCTGACCTAAGACTATATAATAACGGACGACCAAATCGAGATGACTGTGGGTTTTCGTCCTTCGTGTTGATTTGAATCATTATCTCGGAGAACGGCTTTAAATACAGCAACTTTCGCGTGACTTTTCGTTCAGACCTTATAGCCTTCTTACCGCTTAAATCGACGCCGTCAACGGGCTCATATAATTTCTTGCCGTCATTGACGCCTATAAGTAATGCGCCATACTGCCCAATACCCGAAAGAATGTCGAGGCGTGATAAGTAATTAAAGATATGGAATTCTTTTTCTAAAGCTTTCCACTCTTTTTCAAATGCTGTTTCATTATCTGTTTCATCCTCAATTATTTCAGGCACAACGTTCCAGCACTCTTCGGGCATTAAATTATTTATTCGTGACGCGATGCCGTGTCGATTCCACGCCGTATTGTAGTCACCTTGCGAAATGTTCAACGGGTATCCACACTCGTCGTCGATGCTACGAGTTGTATCTTGTATTAAGTTTAGCAGTTCACGTCGTAGAGTATTAGCGTTTTGTATGTAGTCAGACTTGTTCATTTACAGTTTGCCCACCTTCATGACGCCTTCGGACAATTTATTAAATGCGCCAGATATACTATCAACTTGATCTTTATACTTACTTGCTGGGAAGTATCGCATTTCATCAAGACAAGGTTTATTCCAATCAGCTTCTACCATCCAAACGTTGCCACCGTTTACTTGGTCGGCGCAAGGGCCCGCTCGAACAACCTTATTTCCCGATGCTGAACCAACAGGATCTTTTTGAATTCTATATCCTGCTAAATTTCGTACAGTATAAAGTGCTTGGTCTTTGCCACCACTCCCAGGTTCTTGTTCAATCCAAATCCAAACTGATTTACCATCAAGACGTGCAATATTTTTTATAATTGCTTCACGCTCATCCATCGCCCATTGACCACGAACAACATCAAGTATCCAAAAGCGCCCCTCTAAATCGAGTCCCATTTTGACGCCCGCGGTATAACAGCCCGCGCCTTGTGTTCCTGCTTTGTCCCAATATCGAATTCTTTGTTTCCATTTGTTTACCGGTACACCAATGGAAATTCTGTCAGGTTTGAACATAGCACCGCCACGAGGCACGGGCGTTTGATTAAATTGGCCGGCGTATCCAAATTCGCCAAGCGTTTTAAAGTTGCTTTGTAAAGTTTTACGCGATAGTCTACGCGGGTCCAATAACCCGTTGATGTATCTTTCTCTAACCTTTGCTGGCTTAACTAAGTCACTGTCCTCGGCGGGCAAGCAAATATGTTTCACTGTTTCGTAAGTGTCGAGCATATGCTGCGTACAGTCGTTTTGATGTAAGCGCTGCATAATTAAAATTGTAGGTGTGATGTCTTTATCGACTTTACGCGTAAATAACGTTTCGCTCATTACACGATTCGCTTTATTTAACTCGACTTCACTAACCGCTTTTTCAGGGTTCAGCGGGTCGTCGACTCCGATAAAATGAGCGTGCATGCCCGTGACTGTACCTTGCGTTCCAAAAGAGTATCGACTACCACCTTTAGTGTTTACAAAATGCGACTTTGCGTGTTGGTCACTACGTAATTGAATATCGGGAAACAGTCGTTGATACTTATTACTCATAACGACGTCTTTATTTTTTCGAGCTAAGTCCATCGCTAATACATCAACGTAACTCCCGCCAAGAAACCTTGATGAAGGCATTCGAGTCCATGTCCACGCAGGAAACATTATACTGGCCGCAGTAGATTTAGTTGTTCCCGGTGGAATGTTAATTATGAGGTCGTATTCTTTAGGCTTACCCGCAAATACCCGCTCAGCGACGTATTGCAATTCATTGGCTATATATTCGATATGCCAATTCCATATAGGCCGCTCTGCAATAATCTCGTTCCAAAATTCTTTAATGAATTCATAAAGAGATTCACGACATATTGACGCAAGCAATTCATCTTCATCAAATTGAACGTTGTTGCCTGCTCGTAGTGCTTCAAGTAATTCTTTTCGCTGAGTGAGGGTGAGTCCAAGAGCGTCAAGCGGAGTCACCTCTGTATACTCAAGGACCCGCACCTCGTCAGCCTTAATACTTGCGATGTCATAATCAACATTGTCAAGAACACACCTGTCGTAGTTAGCACCTTGTAGTTCGCCGGGCATTGCAAACGTTATGTTTTCAAACTTCATTCTTGGATAGATTGCGAATTTATTAAGAAGCGCTTGTTTCGCGGTCTCAGGAAATTGACTCAACCATAACCCGTGCTTTGATGCTACAAGCCACATGAGCAAGACATCGCGTGACTGATTTGCATCGTCGTGCGGCACTTTCAAAAACGGCGAAGCGTCGAATACTGTTCGCAAATGGTCAGGACAAGATATATCTATTGTTATACTCACTATTCAGTGTCTCCACTGCCAATCTGAACTTTTATGACAGGCTCAATACTATTTAATGGTAAACGAACACGTTCGTCTATTGCACGGGCAATTGCTTCAGCGAGGCCTAAATTCTCTGCTCCGCAAACGTCATTAATCGCAAGAACAATTTGCATCACTATGAGATTAACAACTTTCAAGCTTACTTTGTCACCAGCCTCTTTTTCTAATCTCGACGCTGCAAGAACTAAGTCCTTTACCTCGCGCATCGCCGTGCCCAATGTTTGAATCATTAATGCTTTTAAGTCATCAGTTAATTTAACAGATTGCTTTTCGTCAAATAACGGTGATGCTAATTTTATTGCCTCACATGCAGCTGAGCGAGCAATTGCTAATTCGTTATACAAGCTCACTTGCTCTGCGTGTGGTTGCTCAAGGAGTTCTTCAACGCGTTCTGCTAATTTTGGGCCTAAGAACTTTGAATATATCACTGGTAACCTTCGTTTCCCTGTTCTGCTATAAATGTGCGCAGCCCGACGACCGCCATGAAATTGACAATACTCACTTGTACGTAATGCCCAACGCCGACATCTTACTCGAGTTACTTGTGATTTAGCTTTACATTGATTCTTATGTCCTTCGGGCGGCGCACCTGCCATAGTAATACTTCCCTTATTAAATTATATTATAAACGGTTTTGATTGTTTAGTAAACAATAAACTTTTTTGTTTTTATACTGAATTGTTTAACGGTTTCTAATCCAATACTCTTTCGTAATATTATTTCTGTATACGTCTCCGCCGCACGTTCGTTGCACCCATTTTTTATCAATTATAAAATCAGCATACATCGTATTAATTTCATCGCCCGCATTACTCATTAGCCATCGCGCATTCATTTCGTCTAAGTACCCGCACCAATTCGCTAAAAGTTTGTGATGACGCATTCCAAATCCTGGAGAATACGCACCTTTAATATATGGTGGGTCAAAAAAGAAAAATGATTTAGACTCAATGTTAATGTTACTTAATGCAACATGAAAGTCTTGATGTGAAATTTTAATTCGTGCGTCTTGTAAAATAGTCGATAGTTCTTGAAGTCTTTTACAATAATTGTTTAGACCTTTATTGCAACTCCAACCTTTTGAAAATGCAAATTCACCTCGCCTATTTTCTCGCCAGCCTCCACCAAAACACGAAAGAATTAGCCATAGCATCGTTCCCGCTTGTTGTGGAGTACGTTCATTAATTGACGAATTAAAGCTCTTACGAATTTCATAATATTGCTCATGCTTTAATTTTCGCATAATGTTTATTACTTCACTTAAATTATCGCGTGTCTGAATATATGCGTTAATCAAATTTGCGTTACTATCTGATAAAATAAAATTATTACATTCTTTAAAAGCAGAGTACGCTATTAAAAATATCGACCCACCTCCTACAAAAGGCTCTATATATTGTTTAACTTCTCCCTTAAAGTATTTAAGTATATCAGACTTTTGTTTTACCTTGCCGCCGTACCATTTTATTAAATTGTTGACCATTTCAGTAGTCCTCATGAATGTGACATATACGTATGCTTATAATCTCAAAACTATGATGATTGCATTTGATACACTTATCGGGC